GCATTGGCCGTTACTTCATTTCCAGACGTATCTTTAGCTGTTATTGTGTAAGTATTAACCGATGTGACTCCAAGAATTTGATATTCTTGATTTAAAACCGCAGCAGTTACTAATCCTCCTAAAGAAGCTGCACCAGAAATAGTAACAAAATCATTAGCCACGGCTCCATGATCGGAGTCTGTAGCAGTTATAGTTGAAGAATTATTAGTTGCTGCAAAAGTAATACCGTTGGTTGTAGTTGCTCTTATAGGTGTAACGTCACTATAAACTTCACCTTCTTTAATGTAATATTTCCAAGTGGTTCCAATTCCTAAGTAAAGGTTGCTACCTAAACTCATCCAATTATGTAACGCTCTTCCCGTACCTAAAAAAGTATTGGATCCTAATTTTGCCCAACCTCCAAATTTTTCTACGTGACCGTTTCTAAAACGTATTAAATTTCCGTCAAACCAGCCTCCTTCGTTATCGTAAGCTGTTCCTTCTCGATTTATACCTGGTTGAAATTGTATTTTACTGTATGCCATTTATACGTTTTCCCATTCTTTACTTTGAAATAATAAGGCTTCAGCTTCTCTTCTTTTAATTAAACCATTTAAAACCTGTCCGTTGGCTTTGTTCCAACGTTTTATTTCTTGAGGAACTTCATTGTATCTGCCTTCATTTAATACTCTTAAAAGAGTTGAATCTTTAAAATTTGTAGGTCCTAAGTTATAAATCCAAGCCGTTAAAGCATCAAACTGGCTTTGATCTAAAGCAACTTTAACCATATTATTTATGTATTCTGTATATTCTATAAGTTCGTCAGCTAACATTTCATCAGCTTCTTCTTTAGTTATTTGGTCGCCTTCTTTAACGTTTTTTATGTGTCCGTAACCTATAGTTAAAACATTTGCTGGACAACGATAAGCTTTTAATTCACATCCTTCGTATTTTTTTATCAGCGATAAACCTTCTTCCGATATTTGCATTTTATTCGCCCCAAGTCCCGTCTTCTGTAATCTTTCCTGTCTTAGTTCCACCCCAATACTCAACAGCGTGTTTTTCTTTGATAAGAGTGGCACAAACATCTTTGCCATCTTCCGTATAAGGGATGCCAAGAATCCTTCCATATTTACCTTTACCTAATGATTTAAGTTTAAACGTACCAATGCACAATTCTTTTAATCTTTCTTTAGCTTGTAGACCCAATGCTTTTTCTGCTAAATTTCTAGTCCGGGATTCGGGCGTGTCAATTCCCGCCAGCCGCACTCTTTGTTTATGTAATTTTACATCAAACCCTAAGTCTAATATGCAATCAAAGGTATCGCCATCTACAATACGATCTAAGGTAGCGTTATATACAAAAGCATCTGGTGCATCACTCATCTTTTTTCTCCTGTGGTTTATCTAATTCTCTATAGTATTTTATTATTGAAAGTATGTCTTTGGTATACCTAGTAATTTCAGCCATGTCCATGGACAAATTCTCGTATTCTTTACTGGAAAGTGCGTAATAAGCTTTTCGTGGTGCTTCACCTTTTTCTACTAAATCCAAATATTCTTGCATTAATTCTGGCGTAATAATTTCCCAATCTACATTAGTAAGACTCATTGGATAGGGCAGAGGAGGGTGATACATGGGAGGTCTTTCTGCAATACTTCTGACTTCAACAGGTTTTACGCTAGACATCATAGAACATCCAGCAAATAAAAAAACTAAACTAATCGCTATTATTTTATTCATTGAATTGATTAGGATTGCTTAATTTTTCAAGAGTAGCCATAACTCTAGTAGATGCTTTATTAATTTTGCTTTGTAACAAACCTGGTTTAGCTAAAGCTAATTCATCTAAATCATGGTTAGCAAATGTTTTTCTTAATCGGTTTACATCTTGCATAGCTTTTTGTTTGTCAGCTTCAAGTTGATTAAGTTGTGCTTGTTGATTCTTTTGTTGTTCTAAATAATTTTTGATAGATTCGTTTTGTTTTTCTATCTCAATTTCTAAAACAATTTGATTGCCTTTAAGAGTAGCAATTTGGTCATTTAGATAATTTATCCAATAAAAAGAACCGCCTGTTACAAAAACCAGTATTCCAGCCAAGACCAGAGTAGCTTTCATTTTAGTTGCTTAAAGGGTTTTTATTGTCTTCCTTTAAACTTTTAATTTCAGCCTTTATAGTGGCTATATCTGTTTTAATTTCAGTCACATCGGGTATTGATATTCCATCTATTTCTTTTTCTAAAAACTGTACTGATGTTTCTATTGAAGCAAATCGTTCTTCGATTACTTTCATTTCATTTTCAGTTTCACCAATACCACCAATCTTAGCTTCTAAATTTTCAAGCCTGTTAACGTAGGTAGCTCCCGTGTAACCGAAGCCCGCAAGCGTTCCTATTATGGTAACTAAGGCTATTATCTGTGTTGTTTTATTTTGAAACCAGTCCATAATTTTCTCCTACAAATTTGGTTGTAAATTAATCATACTATTCATCTTAGTGATACTATTCCCAGCTAAACTATAATACCCAGTTATATTATCGGGTAAATACGCGTTACTGTAAATATCTTCGCTTTTATACCATGTGGTTTGAGGGGGAATCACTGCGTCACTATAAGTATTAAATCCAGGAACATACCCCATATACGCTACTAAACTAGCTTCTTCTCCGTATTTTCCTGTTGTTTCTTGTGTGGCTTGTCCTTCTTCTTGTTGTTCTTTAATATTGTTCGCTATTATTTTATCGGCTATTTGATCTGCTTCTGATGAAGTCATCACTCCTGATATAGCCGTATCAATTTGATTGTCCATAGTAGTGACTTGCACATCAGCCATTACTATTTGTGGGTTATTATCTACAGTAGGCATAGGCGTTACACTAATAGAAACATTACTTACTGCTCCTGTATCACTACTTAACGAAAGGACAGTATTGGTTTGCACAGCAGCCGAAGCAAACTGGTCTGATCTACTTGGTGAACTGGTGGTACTAATTCCTCCTCCAGAAGAACCTGTACTATTTGTTGCACTAATAGTATTTGTACTACTATTAGAATTATTTATAGTTGCACTAGAAAAACTATTATTAGCCGTTCTAATGGTGCTGTTTACAATACTTAACGCTCGTTTTCTGGTCATAGAACTTTCGCCTCGTTCTTCTCTTTCGGCTATTTCAAGCTCATCTAACTCTTCTTCAAATATTTCTTCTTCTGCTTCTAGTGTTTCTTCTTCAGCTAGTCGTTCTTCTATCGCTTCAAACACTTCTTCTACCGCTTCTTCTTCAAATATTTGTTCGATAAATTCTTCTTCTGGTGCTTCTTCTAAATTAGCTATTTCTTCAAATATTTCTTGAATTTCCTCTTCTGCTTCTGCTAATTCTTCTTGTAGTTCTGTTTCTTCTTCAAACCATTCGTCTAATTCTGCTATGCTGTTAAATTCTATAAATATTTCTGGCTCGCTATAGTCCTCTATTAAAAAAGTTTCTTGAAATGTAAATTCTTCTAATAGTATTTCTTGTTGGTAGTATTGTTCTTGTTCTGCATCATACACATCCATCAGTACATCTACATCGTCATAAGAGGTTAGGTCTGTGGTATTCCAATTCACCATGCCATCATCACCAAAAGTAACATCTGTACCAAACCATTCGTCTACTGTTGTTTGTCCAAACTGTTCAGTGTCTAGTGCGTACCAATCTGCATCGGTAAAGTTTTCACAAGCGTTCTCATAACAAGGATCTGAGGGGTCTAACCACTCGTCGTATTCTGTGTCGTACCACATATCTTCTTGTGCATAATCAAATTCATTAGGATTATAATAAGCTACAGAAGATTCTTGGCTATAACCAGCACAAAAGGGTGCGTATTGTGAATCATCATCGCATTGTTGGTCATCATACGCTTGTAAGTAACTAGGACACGATTCACTATAAAGCTGAGTGACATTACATTGTTGGGTTAAATAGGCTGCTGTATAACCACTACAATCCTCATCATATAAAGAATTTAACGCACATTGTTGAGCCAGATAAGCAACCGCATAACCAGAACAGTTGACTGAGGTTAAAGGTACAGTTGCACATAATGATTGAGCTGTACCATCACCAAATAAAGAGCCACCATTTTCTAATAACGTATTCTTGGCATTACTACTGGAGTTCCAGTCATAGCTAACACAAGTTCCAGAAACATCAGTCGTTCCTGTACTGCACTCATCAAAAAAATGGTAGGTATAAAGTTGTGAGGTACTTCCCTGTTCGCCTATTAAAACATCATGGCTAATAATATCCAATTCTCCATAACGATACTCATAAGTGTTATTAGGGTATAACCATACTTCTATACTGTTATCAGAATTAGCACGATTGTATTCCCTCATGTTATACCAACCAAAAATCGTGTAATCATCAAAGGCTTTAGCTTTCATGGCTGAACCGCCATCTTTTATTAGGTCAGTCCAAAATGGAAAT